GGCGCCGCCCTCGACCAGTTCATGCAGACCCTCGACCCTGAGGAGAAGGCGATGCTCAACAAGTACGGCGTCCTCATCGACCGCCTCAAAGCACGCGACCTGCCTATCGACCGCGTGCTTCCCGAGAAAGAAGCCATGGCGATTATCGAAGGGATGCGCAAGGCACAGTCCGAAGCCTCCGGCATCGAGAGCGGACTCACCCAGGCCAAGACCGCCAAGACGCAGGCCGACGCCCAGAAGTCGACAGCGCAGGCGCAAAACATCGCCGCCGCGGCTGATGCGACGCTCAAGGAGATCCTCTCGCGGGTCGAGGCCAACATGGCAAACGCCAAGAGCGCGACCGACCGGACACAGCTCGAAAACTTCAAGGTGATGCTGGAGCAGGCATCAGAAACCCCGCCGGCGCAAGCCGCGGCGTAAGGAGCGCAAATGAAAGAAGCACTGAATGCAGCAGAGAGCAAACTCCGAGCCCATCGCGGCTCGGAGGTATCGCGACTTGCGGCCAGCGTGCTCACAGCACGCATTGAAGTCCTGCGCGACCAGCTCGAGCGGGGAGAGGCAGAGGGAGTGCGTGGGCAACTGCGGGAGTGTCGGTACTTTATGAAGTTACTCACTGAGTAAAGTCTTGACATGACCTGTGTACATAATGTACTCTGCCGCACAATACAGGAGGAATACTTTTTATGGGCCTACCGAGCGAAACCAAAGACGATGTGATGGACGCCGACGCCTTCGAGACGCACTTTGCCAATGCGTTCGATGAGGCTGCGGATGCTGCGACCGAGGAGGCCGCCGCCGAAGGCACTGAACCGCCGTTGACAACCGACGCCCCTCCCGTCAAGACTGCTGACGAGATCGCTGCGGAGACAGCCGCCGCTGACGTAGAGGCAAAGCGCGCCGCCGATGAGGCCACCACCGCAACAGCGAGTGCGGTAAAAGCCGCCGAAACAAAACGTCTCGCGGACGAGGGTGCCGAAGCGAAACGCCTCGCCGACGCCGCCGCGGCGCAGAAACTTGAGGAGTCCAAGAAGGCTCTCGAGCTGACTGAGGACGAAGCGGCAATGATTGCCGAGGTGGCAAAAGACTTTCCCGAAGTCAAGAAGGCGCTCGAGGCACAGGAGCGCATCCTGACCGCCCGGTTCAACCAGGTCATGGATGAGAAGTTCGCAGCGATCCAAAAAGACCTCGAGCCGGTTCGCGCCAACGTCGCAACGACAGCCAAGACCGCCTACGAGGCGGAGATCCTCAAAGGACATGCCGACGCCCTGGACTTGCTCCCCGACGTGGAGAAGTGGATCGAGACGCTGCCGGCGGTGCAGAAGAGGGCTTACAACTACGTGCTGGACAACCCCGTACCTCCTGCCGAGGTCGTGGAGCTATTCACGCTTTTCAAAGAAGCAACCGGCCGTTCCGGAGTCGATGGTGCCTCCAAGGCCACAGAAAAAGCGGCAGCCCTTGCAGAGAAAGCCCGGGTCGACGCCGAGAAAGCCAAAAAACTTGACTCGATGGGGGGTGTGCGCGGGCGCCAGGCCCCCAGGAAAGATACGGAGCCGAAGGGCTTCGACGAAGCGTTCATGAACGCCTGATGACCAGGCGCACCCAACCCCAGCCAGAGGAGATCAAACAATGGGACTCGTAACCTACGGGGACATCACCGATGGGACCGCCGGCGTCGCCGCGGCAACCATGCTCAAACGGGGCCAGCCGTACCTGGTCATTCAGCAGTTTGGACAGTCTTCGCCCCTCGGGAAGAACGAGACGAAGGTGAAGAAGTTCAAGCGGTACGAGCGGCTCCCCGCTGCCACGACCCCCTTGACCGAGGGCGTGACCCCGGCCGGCAGCTCGCCGACCACCACTGACTACGAGGCGACTCTGGTCCAGTACGGCGACTACCTCCCCCTCACCGACGTCATCGCTGACACCGCCTCCGACCCCGTTCTCGCGCAGTACTCCGAGATGATCGGGGAGCAGGCCGCCCTGACCGTTGAGACCGTGGCCTTCGGCGTAATCAAGGCCGGGACCAACGTCTACTACGCCAACGGCTCGGCCCGGACGGATGTCAACACCGCCCTGACCCTTGACCTGCAGCGTAAGGTCGTGCGCGGCTTCGAGCGCCAGCTCGGACGACGCATCACCAAGAAGCTCTCCAGTTCACAGAACTTCAACACCGAGAGCGTGCGTCCGGCCTTCGTCGCCCTCGTCCACCCCGACCTGCGCCCCACCGTCGAAGGGCTTGCCGGGTTCAAGGACGTTGTCGACTACGGCGCCATGCCGTCCTTCGAATCTGAGATCGGTTCCGTCGGCGACGTGCGCTACATCATGTCGACCGTCTTTGAGTCCTTCGCCGATGCCGGCGGCGCCAAAGGGAGCATGGTCTCCACCTCCGGCACCAAAGCCGACGTCTACCCGGTCATTTTCCTGGCAGCCGATGCGTTCGGTATCGTCCCCCTCAAGGGAGCCAGTGCCATGACTCCCATGGTCCTTAACCCCGGCAAGATCAGTGACTCCGACAAACTCGGTCAGCGCGGTCACGTCGGCTGGAAGACCTACTTCGCCTGTGTGCGCCTCAACGAAGCGTGGCTCGCCCGCGTGGAGTGCTCCGCTCTCGAGCTGTAGGACCTGATCTGAACCTGCGGGGGAGGGTAGCCTCCCCCCTCACTCCTTGAGGAGAACGACCATGGCAAAAAGCATGTTGAAGGATCTCGAAAGCGCGACCATGCGCTCTCAGATCGGAACCCGCGCCTTCTCGACCGGCGCTCTCGCTATCGGCTCCGCAGCAGCCAAGGCAAAGACCGCGGCCACCATCGGCTACTGCATCAACAACGTCCTCTACACCAAGGCGGCTACCGACGACCTCTTCGTCCATACCGACCTGACCGTGCAGGACGAGGACACCACCAAGTATTACCTCCTGACCCTGGATTCCGGCGGCAACGCCCTGATCACCCAGGGAACGTCCGACGCGCTCCCCGACGTCCCAGCCAACACCTGCCCCGTCGGCTACCTGAAGGTCGTCACCGTCGCCGTGACCTTCACCCCCGCCACCACCAGCCACGCCGCGTCCGGTGTCACCACCACCTACGTCAACCTCAGCCAGCTCCCGCTGACGCTGGCATAGGGAGGATGACCTATGGCTATCCGAGGTAAAGGGGTAATGTCTGAGCTGTGGGCCAAGACGGTCAAACTGCTCGGCACCGTACTCACCATCGAGGGGGCGACGACGATTGAGGGTGACCTGATTGTCGGCGCCAGCAAGGCCACATTCAACGCCGCCACAGGCAACTCCGCTGTCGGCACATTGACCACGACCGGGTTGGTGACTGCCGCTGAGGGGGTGCTGCTGGCCGCCACTGCCGATAGCGGTGTGACCATCCTGCTTCAGGACGCCGCCGGCAAAGCTCTCCTGGCTACCGGTACCGCCGTCCCGGCCGACACCGGGGCTATCTACGCGAAAGGCTGCCTGTTCATCGACACTGACGTCGCCACCGGCACCACCGGCCTTTACTGCAACAAGGGTACAGCCGCTTCCTGCGTCTTTACCGCCGTCACGCAAGCCTAACCCTCCGGGGGCTCCGGCCCCCGGCTTTTACCTGAAGGAGCAAACCATGTACCACGAGAAGATGCTCGCCGTGTGTAAGATAACTAATGGTTTCCTCATTGAGGTAAGAGCTCCATACAAGCACAAGAAGGAGTCTGAAGAGAAGGAGTCCTGCTGCTGCTGCGTGCCGAGCGGCATGGGGTACGGTGAGAAGGAAATCTTCGCCAAAGACGCCGCAGAACTTGGAGCGAAGATCGAAGCACTGATTCCCATGCTCGACGAAGAGTTCGAGAGCGAGGACGCCTTTGAAGGCGCTTTCAAGATGGTAAAGTAACCACCCCAAGGAGGATATGCAATGAGCGACACGATCAACAACGACATGGGCATCGAAGAGGAACTGATGGAGAAGCAGTTGAGCAGTGCTCCGAACACGTCACGCAAGGGTGTCAAGGCACCGGCCGCCCCCAAGGTCGCTGTCATCGACCCTGAGGACGACCGGGAGAACTGGCCGACCATCCAGGTTGAGACTGAGGACAACAAGGAGAACTACGCCTTCCTCGCCGTCTCCGGGACCAAGGCCGACGGCAAGTCCTTCACCCACCAGTTGCAGGTGCAGCGCGGCGTCGACGTCAAGGTTCCCCCCTCCGTCGTCAACATGCTCAAGACCACCAAGCAGACGATCTTCCGTCAGGTGGAGATTTTCGAAGGCGGCGCGCCCCGCACGAAGATGGTCCGGCAGGACCGGCCGTCCATCCCCTGGCAACTGATTAGCGGAGGGAAATACTGCAAATGACCCGAGCCCGTATGCTCGCATTGCTCAGAGAAGTCATTGATGACGCTGGGCTTGATAAGTTCTGGCCTGACGCAACCCTTCTCGGATACCTCGCCGAAGGCCAGGATGAGTTCTGCGAGCGTACGGGGTACTTTCGGGACTTCACCAGCTACTCGGTAGCGCTGACTGAAGGCGTCTCGACCTACGCCATCCCCGACCGCGTGCTTGAGATAACAAATATCTGGGACGGCACACGGCGCCTCGGCAAATTCCAAGAGCAGGACCGCGGCAAGATGTCCCCCGACTGGACCTCAACAGAGTCCTTGCCGCGCACAGGCACCCCTCAGGCATGGCAGACCGATCGAAACACCGGCAGCATCACCTTCGACAGCGTCCCTACGGCCGCCGAGGAGGGCAAGGTGATCACACTCAGCGCGTGGCGCTACAGTCTCCTCGCACTCGACGACGACGACGTCGACCCGGAGGTTCCCGACACCACCGCGGAGCCTGAGATCCCGGCGCGTTTCCACCACGCGCTGATCGAGTGGGCGGCTTTTAGGGCGTACTCGACACACGACGCCGAGAAGCAGGACAAGATCAAGGCGCGGGATCATGAGAACAGTTTTTTTGGCTACGCATCCCGAGGCAAACGACAGTTTCAGCGCTACCACGGCGAAGAAGTTCGGATCGGCATCTCCCCTGCGTACAGGACTTAGGCTATGGCAGCGAAGCGTTTCGTCCTTGGAGGCCTCGACAACCGTCACGACCCGCAAGCGGTCGGTGCCGACGGGCTGGTTATCTGTGCCAACGTCGACCACAAGGACGACAAAAGTGTCTCCCGGCGTAGAGGCTTCACGCCGACGACGCTCACCGGCGTCGCCCTGCACAGCCTGTGGGGGGCGCGGGATCAGTCCTTCGGTTTCGTGGTCGACGGCACCTCCCTCTACCGGCTGGACACCGACCTCGCGCCGACACTCGTCGGGACCCTCCCCGCCGGCGCCGCCTCATTCGTCGAGGCCGACGACATCGTGATTGCCGTGACTCCAGGGGGGGTGCGGTTCGTTTCGGGGACCGCGTTCACCACGTACGCACTCCCGCCGACGCTTGACGGCGAGACAGCGTTCAAGGCGCTCACAGCGACTTGGGGAGGCGCAGACGGTGCCTACGTCAACAACCGCCTCTACGTCGTCTCCGGCGACCTGGTACTCTTCTCCGTCCCCGGCAACGTCGGCGTGTACGACACTCGGGATTACATCCTGCCGGCAGGGTTCGCCGTCAAGAAACTCTTCACCGTGACTGACGGGCTGTGGGTCTGCGGCGACACACAGACAGTGTTTTTCCAAGGCACCGGGCCGGAGGATTTCGTTTTCCGCAACGCCCTCCCGTTCGGCGTGTTCTCTGGAGTCGAAGCTGATCTCGCAGACTGGGGGCAGGCTGGCACAGGCATTGTCGCCGCCTCGACCCGCGGTGTCGTTCTGCTCCTCGCCGGGGGGCAGGTGCTTGAAACGACCAACGCCTACGCGCCCCCGACCGGCACCGGGCACTGCTCCTTGATGCGCAACGCCGGCGGAGCCATGCAACTCCTCACCTGCCTCACCTACTCGGCGGAGGGCGATAAGTATGTGCCCAAGGCTCTCACCGTAGATTACTCAGAATAAGGAGCCCCCATGGCCAGTAAATTTTCCAACGCCCTCGCCAACGCTATTGCAGGAGACCAGCCGTGGGATGCCGTCCTGCGCGGGGGGCACTTCATTCTCTTCTCCGGGTCCGTCCCCGCCCTGCCTGAAACGGCTGTCGACGCCGGGCAAGCCCTCATGGAGTTGACACGAAGCGAGGGGGTGTGGGTTGCCACGCAGTCGGCCACGGCCACCGTGACCTTCACCGCCGTCGGCATCGGCGACACCGTGGCGCTGACCGTCGGCGGAATCCCCCTGCACTCCCTGCACACAGCCACCACGACCGACGGGCCGACGGAAGCAACTGCCCTGGCGCTGGCGATCAGCAACTCTCCCTATAACCTCGGGGTGCGGGCGACGGCGGCAGGCAGTGTCGTCACCATCTACGCGCCCTACGGCACCGGGACGATCTTCAACGACATCGTTGTCGCCAATACCGGTGCTGGCGGGACCATCGCCCTCAGTGGTAACTTCGCCGGCGGTGTGGATGGAGCCTACGGCCTCGACTGGACCCGGGACGCCACGACGCTGAACCAGCTCTCCAAGCCGGTAGCCGATGCGTGGAGCGGCACCTGCCCCGTCGAGGTAACAACGCCTGTCGCTGCGACCTTCTTCCGCTACGTTCTCGACTCCGGTGACGACGGATATTCCGACGACACAGTGAATAAAGCCTTCCGGCGGTGGCAGGGTACGGTCGGCGGGTCTTCCAGCTCTTCGGCGGACCTCAAGTTCCCCCTCGTCAGCACCAGCGTGGTCGCCGGGGTCAAGCTCTCCGTCGGCACGTACTCTTTCACCATCCCTCTGAGCTAGGAGCACACCATGGCCCTCGGATTCGCAACGACCCTGCGCACCAACAGAGCAACCCAGGTACTCAATGCCATCGACGGCGGGACCGGAGCCGGGACGCTGAACATCTACTCCGGAACTCGCCCTGCTACCGCGGCTGCGATCACTACGCAGGTCCTTCTCGGAGCGCTGACGTTCTCCGACCCCTGCGGGACAGTTATCAGTGGTGTGCTGACATTCAGCACCATCACGCAGGACGCCAGCGCCGACGCGACGGGAACCGCGACCTGGTTCCGGGTTCTTGACGGCAGCGGCTCCTTCGTCATGGACGGCGCGATCACGGTCACCGGCGGCGGCGGGGACATGACTCTCAACACCACCAGCATCACCATCGGCGGCCCGATCTCGGTCACCGGCACCAAGCAGATCACGGAAGGGAACGCCTGATGGCCCACACCGTATTCAAGTCAACTGACGCAAGCGCCCCGGTTCTCACCGGGCAGGTGGGGACCTTGGTTGCTCTCCTCGACGCCTGTCTCGTCTCCGGCTATGGCGCGACAGCCTCGCTCGGGTGGGCAAAGGCATTCACCGGGACGAACAAGGCGGTCTACCGGTCGCCAGATGGAACGCGCTTCTACCTAAGGGTTCAGGACGACGGGCCGGGGGCTCGGGTCGGAGGGCAGGCTCGGGCGGTAGCCTACGAATCCATGACTGATGTTGACACCGGCGTTGACCCATACCCGACTGTTGCACAGCGATCAGACGGACTTCTGTGGGACAAGAGCGCGACGGCGGACGCCACCGCCCGCGCATGGTCGCTGGTGGGAGACGGTAAGCGGTTTGCTCTCCTCGTGCAAGGCGCTGGGAGTCCAAGCTACCTCGACCGCTGGGATTGCTGGTTCTTTGGTGACATCCTCAGCTACAAGGCTGGGGACGCCTACCATTCGATGATCGTCGGGCATACGGGCACAGAGGGGAGTGCACAGGTACAAAGCGTCGGAACCCTACTGACGTCAGGCGCAGCTTCGACGGTGCTCGGACATTATCTGTGCCGTCGGAACGACAGCATCACAAAAAGTGTACCAGTCGGCGTTGTCGGTGATTACGCCGCGGCGAGTCATACTTCTTGTGGGGCATCTTCCAGCTACCCAATCCCCTACCCCGATCCCGTCAGCGGGAAACTGCTGATCGCCCCTTTGCGCGTGGTGCATGCCGGCACTACAGAGTACGTCGTGCGGGGGCTTGTCCCGGGTATTCATGACGTACTGCACAACAACCCCCTCGCAGACCAGGACACCTTTACTCTCGGAGGAGAGGCCTTCACGCTCTACAAAACCTATCTAGGTGTGTTCGCGTTCAAAACGAGCGCGTGGGAGTAACGTATGGCCGTTCTCGGGGAAGTCGGAAAAACGATAGGCGGGATGGAGGGGGCACAGGTTGCGCCGACGTATACTCTGGCCGGAACCGTAACACGCGGGGCCTCCGTAGCCTTCGCTCGGGTCTACGTCTACGGCGCAGAGACTCAGACGCTCGTGGACGTCACCGTCAGTGACCCTGCTTCCGGAGCTTTCTCCATGGCACTCCTCAGTGACGCTCCGGTAACCATCATTGTCACCGACGACGCGCAGGAGTATAACGCGCAGGTCTTCGACCGGGTGGTCCCGCTGTGAGTTACGTCCCCCCTGAGGGAACCGCGGTACAAGTCACTCTGGCCGGGGCGTATTCCCCTCCGGCAGGGACTTCGCTTACCGTCGTCCTCAACCCGCCCGAGAGCGGTTACATCTTCGCAACGACGGCGCCCGCCATCTCCCTCGTCGAGGGGACGTACATCGCTCCGGTCCTTGCCGACATGACGCTGCGAACCTCGGGCGCAGCCTGTCAGCTCGAGGGGTTTCACGCACCATCGGTCGACGCTGACATCGACGCACAGACAGATGACGTCGCGGTCGTCTTGTCTGCCGGCCACATCCAATTTGTCGACGGCGACTTCGACCTGGTGACTGAGGACATTATCCCGACGCTAACCGCGTCCGTCACCGACTACTATTATGCCGCCTTGTCGTCGGATCTGGCCAATGCAGCACTGACGCTCGCAGCAACCCACGACTTCGACCTGATGCACGGGGTGGTGACAGCACCATGGCCGAGCATCGTCGGCCTCGTCGACATGGAGCTCCCGCTGAACGGGACCGCGTTCGCACTGTGCCCTGAGATTGACTCAGCGCTCACGGCGGAGTACCGGAGCTATCTTCAAGATCTCGTCCTCCCCGTCCCGACAGCCTACGGCACGGCAACCTACGAACTGACACTCCAGGGGGTCACATGAGTCTCTTACCTATCGGCGGCGGCACCCTCAACGTCTCGGGATCAGGCACGGCGACGAGCGTCACGGCGTTCGTCTGCAACGCCAAGACGAAAGCGCACGGGGAGTACACAGGGTTCTCCTTCAACTCCCTGGCGACCATCGGTGGTGTCCATTACGGGTGCAAGGCCGGAGGTGTTCAGGCTTTGAGCGGAGACACAGACGACGAGACAGCGATCGGTGCGACGGCCCTGAGTGGTGTGGTCGACTTCTCCACTGAGTACAGCGTCAGCGCAGGGGCGCAGCGCAAGCGCCTCGAAAGCATCATCCTCAACGCCAGGAGCGACGCACCTCTCGCCGTGCGGGTCAAGCTGGACGAGACCCTGGAGCGGCTCTTCGTCCCGCCCACAGGCACGAACAACCCTGAGGGCCTGTCTCCGGTGCGGACCAAGCCCGGCAAGGCGCTCGATGCGCGGAACTGGCAGATCGGCTTCGAGAACACTGAGGGCGCTGCCTTCGACCTCGCCACCATCGAAGCCTTTCCGGTCGTCCTCTCGCGGCGGGTGCGGAGTTGAAACCCTCGCAGTGGCTCATGGAGACCCAGCCTTCCGAGGCGTCGCTCAACAACGCCCGGAGAGTCCTGGCGCAGATCGAAAACCTGCGGGACACCACAGGAGCGCCGACGCTTCGCAAGATGTGGACGGACGGCACGATCTCCTACGAGTTCACTGTCGACGAAGCGCATAGCAGAATCCGCGTCTGGGGCGAGGACCTCTCTTTTACCGGATTTCTGTTCACCTACCCTGAGGCTGGGTTCTGGGGCGTCGGGTACAAGAAAGAGGTCCCGAAATACAAGAAGAAACCGCCGCCGAAGGTCCTGGCCGGAGAACTCGACTGGCAGGGCATCGGAGGTAAGACATCATGGCATGGCCTGTCTCGGTATTTCGCCTACACGACCGGCGGGTTTTATGGCATCCCCACCTTGATGTCAAAGACTCCTGTCGAGGACTTCACCCCGAGGGGCTACCGCTATGAACCGTTCGACTATAACAACGCAACAAAGCAGTACGGAGTCGAAGACAACGACGGTAAGCCCTACATCTACAAGGACGGTAAGAGGATCTGCACGATCGTATTACCGTCCAGCACCGGCAGTTCCGTAACCTGTGCCATCGTCTCGCCGGATAAAAAGAAGATGCTCATAGGTTTTTCAGGGAGTCACGGGCCTCCGGCCCCCCCCAGCAGCTATTCGTACGTTGAGACGTTTTTCATTATCCCCGCAGCGTTGGCCGTCGGAGACATTAACCACGAAACGCCCGGAGTCCTATATTCCACGTCGCGAAGATATTCCGAGCAGCAGTCCGCCGTTCCCGAGTATGACCATGCGTTCCCGGCACCTTCGGAGCCGTACGTGTGGGAGGCTAAGGACCCGATTCAGCGGTGGTACGGCCTTTACTACCCTCCCCAGGGGTGGGTACACAACACCGACATCGAGCACCAGTGGCCCAATCTCGGAGGCATGTGGCGGTTCAATGCTTCGGCGTCTATCGGGTATGGTGAGCGAAGAGGGACGCGGCAGCGCATCGACGTTGAGTGGACCGACGATAACGAGGCGATCACCATTACAGCGGGGAGCGTTGCATGGATGAACGAGGACAAGTCCGTACTTCCTCCGGTACGGAGCGCTACGCGCACCGACATCACTGGACCCGACATAGCGGGTACGTACACCACCTATGATATCCCGTCGGGTTATGACTCCGACGGGACGTACACTTTAGGCTTGGCGTATGACATCATGGGGGACTACGAGCTCGCGGACGCCCCATGGGTTTTTTCTGAATCCATTACGGACGGCGGATATGTTTACACCACATACACCACCGATGTGTACCGAAAGCCGGTGGTGTATGGGCGGAGCGCCCGGGTTACGTTTTGTGATTTCGACTGGGACAGGTTTGTCGAGGGCAGTATCGAGGTCAGCATGGAAAGCGGACCAGGTACAGAATCGGGCGACAGCATACTCTGGACGAGCTACTCCGTGGTGAAGATCACTATCGACGGGGCGATCTTGCATGCGACGGAAGCGACAGTAGCCCATGTGTACAACCCATACGCCACAGCAGATGAGAACGACAACTCTATCAGCGGGGTTTACACATATTTCCATTGGGTCGACCTGCGAAATTCGAGCCTGTCGATCGACGTCCAAACAAGCACTGGATCGGCGGCGTCCGGGACGGAGAACAAGACATTTATTAACGGGGTACTCGTACCGACAACCGCACCGGTAGCAGGCCCTGCCTTCCCTGCACGATGGGGGCTCCAATGGAAGAAGGCCGATGACGGCAGCCGCGAGTTCAACCGGGCTGCGACAGACACATTCTGGGATTTTTATACGGGCGGGTATAAATCAGTCGCCGCTTCACCGCTTCCCTACGGCGGGACCTTCCCTTTCGGGACGGGGGTGGCGTACGAGGATTTGAAGGACCAGCCGCGGGGGTCGACCTCGCTACCCTACGTCCACCACTCCGGGCTCGGTGTGGCTGAGACAGGCATCAAGGTCTACTACCTCTCTCCCACGGAGAAACGCTGCGTGTGGGGCGTCGCCAACCTGCCAAGCGCACACCTCAACGAGGTCCAGACTTACACCTACGGCAGTGACGACCCGGCCACCGCCGAGCAGCTCAAGGGTGTCGGAGCCGACGGCCTCTTGCTTAACATCTACATCGTATAAGGAGCCTTCTCATGTCCGACAACGCTGCCATTATCGCCTCACACCTCAACACACTGAAGTCCCGCGCCTCCAGCGTCAAGGATGATGCGGAGGCCGCCCTCAGCACGTTGCAGACCGCGGCGAAGAGTTTCCTTACCCTGAGCACTCCGGCGCTCGACTTCACCCTCCCGTCGGTAGCGCTCTCGACCGAAGCGACAGAGGTCACGGCGACGCTGGACTCCGGACTCCAATACCCCGACGCGGCAAGCGCACTGGTCGCGGCCATTGCCGACGGGTACGACTCGGACTTTTTGCAGTTCCTCGAGTCCGCGGCGCGGAACACACCCCTCGCCGCGTGGAGCGCCGCCATCCTCGCCGTGCGCGACAGCTACAGGGCCGGGGTGACAGCGCAGGCCGACACCTTCGTTCGCACCTACCTGCCTGTCTCAGCAGCCTACGCGGCCGCCGGCGCGGCTATGGTCGCCGACGCCCAGGCGCGGCACGATGTGGACTCCGCTCTCAAGTGGGGTGCCTTCCTCAACGACACCTTGGTTCAGGTCCTCCAGGAGCAGGTCACAGCCGGGCTGAGTATTGAGGAAGTCCGGGCGCGGTCGGTCCTTGAGCTTTCCGGTGCGTTCGACGACTACAACCGGGCGTTGCTGGAGAAGGGGCGCACGGACTTCGAGGCGGTGCTGACCACGGTCGCGCAGATCCGCAAACAGATCGACCTGCGCATCAGTCAGCAGGTGCTCGTCGCCGAGCAGGACTTCACCCTCAGCACCATGGAGTCGAAGAAGGAGCTGCTCGTTCTCGACCAGTATCTTGC